TGATGAGATTTTAGCTATACAAGCTGATTTAATGTTCAAAGAAAAGGATTTTGGTCTCGGTGGTAGTGGAATAATAGAAATAAGTAAAAATAAATTAGAAAATATTGGAACCGTAATGAATGATTACGGCAGTATAAGATTAGACCCAATTGGTAAATTAATTAATAACGAAGTACTTGTAGGTAATCAAGCCACTTACACGAATAGTGATTCAGGGCCGCTACTCGAGTATGTCGATGTTCAAGATTTACCTGGTGGTACATACAATTTAAATGTTAATAATAGATATAATGTTATGGTAGGGGCTGGTGGTATAAATTTAAAGTCATATGGACCAACTAATATATCAGGCAGTATCACAAATATTGCAGGTCAACAAGTTAACATTGGTTCTGAAAATGAAGTTAATATAGATGCCAAAGTAATTAATATAAGTGCAGAAATTTTAAAATTACGCAATAAAAATCAAAGACAAGTTTTAGTTGATAGTGGTTTAGGGGTAAGTAAAAATGTTGTCATCGGTGGTGGTTTGTCGGTAGAGGGTGAAACATACTTACAACATGTTACTGCACCGGCAGAAACACAAATAACAAATACTACGCAAACTTTAGGACAAACAGTGTTGGGTGAAATTATGGGAACTGTCTTGATAGCTGGTGTAACTTATCCTGTCTTAGGCAACGGCGCGCCGGATACAATTGCAACATACCCACATACACATACGTTTCAAAATTTACCATTAACATTGACTGATTCAAATGAAAGTACTCGTATATCAGCAAAAAATCAAGGTATTAATAGTACAAATAGAGTAATTGCAACTCCTCAATTTAATACACAAAAAGATGGTATTCAAGTTGAGTCATATACATCCGAAGCAAAAGGGCTAGGCTAGCCCATAGACAGGCTGGTACTTTAGAAGAAGAATAACAATAGTTATAACCCATATTAAATATTATAGAAGATGATGAGATTTACAGATTATGTAGTTAGCAATAGTATCACCAATAATTTATCTGATGATAAATATGATGTTGGTAGCCCCTTCAATTTTATCGAATATTTAAATTATATTAAACTTATTGATACAAATGATTTTGAAAATTTTAAACTGTATAAAAAATATTTAAATAAGTGGCAAGAAACTAATTTTGAAAACAATAAAGATAATTCTATTAATATAAAAACAATTTATTTAAATTTTTTCAATGATTTAACTTTAAAATATTCAACTGAAGAACAAAGAAGATTTTTTAATACTGTAGATTTTTATGATGACGGTTCATTATCAAAAATTATTCCTTTCTACAGGTCTAAAATAGTTGAAATTTTAAATTACTATAGAGAAAAAAGAAATACATTTCAAAGAGAATTAAGAGAAAAACAAGGTAAAGGAAGTAATTTTAGTGTTAAAGATCAAATAAAAAATAATATTGCTAATTTTTTTATTAGTCCTGATTATACTGGTAATATAGTTTCTTTGTCTTCTTTAAGGATAGATGTCGAATTAGGTTATGATACCTTTAATGATTATTTTGATATAAATCCTGAAACTGTAGACTCAAATGAAACTTATATTACCAATGATATAAATGTAAATGCTTTCTTAGATTTAGATAGGGCTTTAGTACAAGTTTTAAATAATAATAAAATTTCTCTTTCTGAATTAAACCCTTATAAATTAGTTGTCGAGTTCAATGAAGTTAATACAAGTCTATTACGTAGTGATGATTTTATCGATTATAAAATTACAAATAATACTGATACATATAGAGTTCTATTTGAAGCTGAATTATCAGAGCATTTAGTAGGTACAGATTATTATTATTTGAGCACTACAAATACAGGTTTTGTATCGGGTAAATTATTTGAAGCCAAAAATAAAGCAAAAAATTTATTTAATATCAATTTTCCATCTGTTTTAGCCAAAGAAAAGGTTCCTTTAGAATTTGAAAGAAGCGTAGGTTTATTTTTTAATCCAACTAAATTTTCAATTTTAAAAGTTGATGGGGAATTTATAAAGAAAATTAAACCCCAATTGATTGAAAATTATGTTTACATATTTCCTGACCCAAGTGTATACGGTGACGTGGTTAATTTAAGTAATACAAAGAGAAAAAATCCTTATAATTTTTACTTTGATCAAAATAGTTATAAAAATATTTCATCATCTTCATCAAGAAATACAGTAAAATCAGATGAAAGAAGTCATTATTTCCATTCATACCAATCGGTCGAAAATAGAAGAATCAATATTACCAATAAAGGTGTATTTTCAGATTCAATAACTGATTTAATGAATTATGGTTCAGTTAATAAAATTGAAACCGACATATATGGTAATGAATATTTTCAACTAATACCAGATAAAGGTGTAATAAGAAATACATCCGATATTGATATCGTACAAGATTCAGTTTTTGATTCAGGCAATACAATTGATATAACTGAAAATCGATACGGGGACGTTGAACCTTTAAAAGGGTTTTATAATAAACTTAATTGTACTAAGCAAGTTTATATTAAAGATGCTGTTACAAAATCATTAGTACCGTTGGCTAATTCAAATTTTAATCAGATTTATAATAAGTTTGCTTTTAATAATACTTTATATAGTGAAATAACAGGTAACAGTATATTAGATATTAATGTGTATGAAGATACATATAGTATAGATCTAAGTTCTTTTTCAATTATAGATTCATTTAAATATGACGGTAATTATATAGAACAGGTAAGTTCACCATTAATAATTGAAAAAGATAATTCTCATCCTAATTTATCTTATATTACCAAAGACTGCTTTAATAATGGTTCAGTATATAAATTTAATATCAGCTTATCTGGGGTTAGTACATCAAATATTTTTACTTATCAATTATATAAATTTGATACAAATAAGAAAATACTAGAGGAAATTTGCACACTAAATACTGAAACGTCAACATTTTTTATAGATAATTTTAATTTTAATTCAAGTACTAATAATAAAACAATAACAAAATTAGTTTATAGTGATTTAAATTATAATAGCTATGATGACTCATTTATTTTAACCACTACATTTGAAGATGAATTTAAATCATTAGTTTTACACCATTTAAATTATAAAATTATTAACAATAAAATTTCTATTATTACTAATGATATATTTACGAATTTTAATAATACTGCAATAACTACAACAAGAAATTATGTTACTAATCAGTCTCTACGATCGAATGTTTATAGCTTTTTAAGCGGTTCAGGTGACTTAATTTTACCATCCCTTTCATTTCCAATAGAGAATTTTTCTAGGACAGTTACGTTAGCTTATTCAGGTTCAGTTTTTGTAAACTTTGATACCCGAAATGTTGTTCAAACATTAGACGGTATGAGTTTATATAAAGCAGAAATAGATTATGGAGATAATGCTACTGAAACAGTGTATTCGAAATTTCAAACCTCTACTGACACTTTAAATTTAACTAATTTTAATCATAATTATTCTTCATTTAATAATACAGTATCATCCACCGGTTCAATAAAATTATATTATGAAAACGGAGGCATTACTACTTTAAATTTAGAAGTTATAAAATTAATTTCTGATCTAGCACCTCTCGAAATAAAAGCTATTAACGGTCAAAAGACAAATAATGGTAAATTTGTTTTAAATTTAGTTGATAATACTAATACCTTATACAACTTTATTAGGTCGCGTTCATCCTAAAATAAATATTATCATGGCTATAAAATTAAATATAATAGAAACGAAAAAAGATATAACCCAAGAAGGTATTATATACAGGGATATAAATCTTGATGTTAAAACTGGTATCGTTAGAGGGGATGACGCTAATAGCCCAGCAAATCTAAAAGATTTAAATACGTCAGTAAATTTTGAAGCTATTAAAAATTCTTTAATAAATTTAATTACCACCTTTCCTGGTCAAAAAATTTTAAATCCAGAATTTGGTATGAACTTTGGAGACTTACTATTTTTACCGGTATCTAAAGCAAGAGCTAGAGTGATAGGGGAGACTATTAGTAATACTTTTGTTGGTTTTGAGCCAAGGATTGAAATAACAGAAATTGAGGTAGTATCGGATATTGAAGTACAAGAGTATGAATTAAACATTACGTTAAATATACCTGAGTTTAATAATAATCCTCTAAATATAAAAGGTAGACTAAACAAATCTGGTTTTTATAGTTACTAATTAAATATATTTATGGCAGAGAAAAATTTAACTGATTTTAGTTTATCGAGAGATAGTTATGCTGCTTTTGATGCGAAATCGCTAAAAGAATTAATTCAAACGAGATTAAATGACGGGGGTATTTATACCGATCAGTCGTTTGAAGGTAGTAATATGTCGTCTATAGTAGATGTTATAGCATATAGTTACCATTTACTTTTATTTTATTTAAATCAGACTTCTTCAGATGCAATGTTTACCGATACCAGCATATATGAAAATATGAATAGGATTGTTAAATTAATTGACTACAAACCTAGAGGTTACCAAACTTCATTACTTGCATTTGATTTAAAAGCAAGTAGCTTATTACCAATTGATACATATACTATTAAAAGATATAGCTATTTCTTAGCTGGTGGTCTTTATTATTCATTTGTAGATGATAGCACGTTTAACAAGACAGTTAAAGGTGATCAATCTTTAGCAAACTTTTCAAGTGAAAATATATTAAGAGAAGGTCAATACTTTGAATACCCTGAAATTATAGCTTTAGGGGAGAATTTTGAAACCATTCCATTAGCACTTCAAAGTAATGACGATAATGTAACAGTAAACATAGATAGTGGTTCGATTGATATATATGTACAAGATAGTAATACTAAGCAAATAATTGAATTTACTGAAACAACTAGTTTATTTTTAGAAAATTCAGATTCCACTGTCTATGAAAAAAGATTAAATGAAAATGGTTTATACGAATTTAAATTTGGTAATGGTGTCTTTGGTAAAAAATTAAATGAAGGAGATTCAGTTTATATCTATTATATAAAATCTTCGGGAGATGCCGGGGTTATATCACCTGGTGTACTCGATGGTAATAATTTAAATTTATATATTACACCTCGATTTGATTTAATTAGCCGTAACATTTATAATGCTACATTTAATTTTATTGATGTACAAGAAATACAATACCTAGCGTTTAATAATACTTTACAATCGACTACACCAGTAGATATAGAAGATGTTGATAGTATAAGAGCTAATGCATCTAAAAACTTTCAACTACAAAATAGGGTTATAACTTTAAAAGATTATAATGATTTTTTAGATGCTAATTTCTCTCAAATACTTAAGTCGTTTAGTGTATCAAATAATGACGAATATGTTGACCAATATTTAAATTATTTTTTAAATATCGGTTTAAATAGACCTAATGATGATAGTAGAGTACTTTTTAACCAAGTTAATTTTAATTCTATAAATCAAGCAAATAACATATACTTATTTTTAGTTTCAAAATTTAATAATGTAGATGCAAATAATAATTTATCCTTTTTATCTACATCTCAAAAATCTTCCATTATTAATACTTTTAAAGAAAAGCAACAAGCAAATATTAATCTAGTACCTGTCGACCCAGTTTACACAGCTTTTGATCTTGGAGTTAGATCAGGTGTTAATGAAACTATAACGAAAGATATAGCAGAAGAATCATTTTTAGTTATAAAAAGAAACGTTTTAAGTAACACCAGTACTGAAGCTTTAAGAGAACGGATTAATAATATATTTATAAATTATTTCGAAAGCTTAAATTTAAATGATTTGGTGAGCCTTAAAGATATAAGCAATCAAATATTCGGTATTGACGGGGTTGAAAGCGTAATTACAAGACGTATTATTAACTCCACGACAATAAATGAAGTTGATGGTATAAGTCTTGTTGTTTATAATCCTATTTACCCTGATAATGATATTAGAATTATTGGCAGCGATTTAAAGTTACCATTTTTCAAGTACCCATATTTATCAGATAAATCAATACTAGCTAATATAATCATAGAGAATACATAGAATGTCTTACAGCTTTAATAAAGATTATAGTACATTATCAGGTATCAGCATACCTTTAAATATCTATAATAGTAATAAAAACCAGGTATTAGGAACTGTGATACCGACGTCGCAAAGTTCTATATATACCGGTGAATTAGGTGGAGTATATGCAGTACCTGATTTTTTAACTGCAGATTCGACAATTTCTGATACAGACTTTTTTATTGATTTCGGAGACGGTACTATAATTGAAAATAATTTATCAGCCTTCCATACTTATATAACTTCTGGTAACTATCCGATTACTTTGGTAGTAACAAATAGCGCTGGTAGTTTTTTCAGAAGCAATAATAGTTACATAGTTAATATAACTGACCCAGTACCGGATAAAATTTATATAACCAATGATGGTGATAAAGTCCCACAACAAAATGCAAGTGAAAGTACTGTTAAATTTTATATAACGAGATTTAATAATATAGTAACATCAAGAGATTTATCAGCAAACAATTATAGAATTAAATTAAGTGTTGATGGTAATTCTTCAAAATTGCAACAAGAAGAAGATTATTTGGAAAATGAAAACTTTCAATACCAACAAAGAAGTTTCTTTTTTACTGCTCCTAATGAAAACTTTAAAGTAATTAGTAATGTTGAAACTACTAGTGATTTTATTTATGGTAGGTTAGATGAATCTGATAACCTGATATTATCAACGCTTTCAGCTAGTAATACTATACTTGTTGGTACATCAGGCTTTGGGTCATTTAGATATTTTGAACCTACTTTTGTTACTTAGTAAAAATTATATTTTTTTAAGTTTTTCTATTTCTTTACCGAGCCTTTTTACCTCTTCAATTAGTATTGGTATTAAACTAATATAATCTACAGATAGGTAACCTTCATTATTCTCTCTCACTAAACTGTCATCTAACTTGTATAAATCTTGAGCTATAATACCTTTACCTTTACCGGTTTTTTTGGATCTATCATTCCAATCAAACTCATAACCAGTTAAATTGCTTACAAAATTTTCCGAGTCTATAGGTGATAAATTATTTTTTAATCTACTATCTGATGTACTGAACGCAATGATATCACCGGTACTATTAATAGTACCATTAACTTGTAAACCAGTTGTTGTTAATAAAGCACCGACACCAACAGTACCGTTAACAGATAGAGTACCATCAATTGCAGTATTTTTTAAATTAGTAGTACCTAAAGTTGAAGTACCTGTTACTGTTAATGTGTTAAGTAAACTTAGAGGCCCGTTAAATGTACCACAACCAGTAAATCTATAATTACCCGCTGTTAAACCATTAGTAGTGGTGTCTCCACATGTGCTAATACTACCATCAAAAGCTCCTGCACCTTTTACGCATAAATTACCATTTGTAGTTAGGTCACCACCAGCAGTTACATTACAACTTACTACTAAAGAACTATCAAATGAAGAATTATTACCGGTCGAGCCTAGTGTTAATGCTGTGCTACAACCAAAACCATCGGTAATTAAAGTGCCGGTTCCAATTGGACTGCTATTAAAGGTTTTTAATAAACCAGGGTATGTTGTATTGATGTTTTTTCCTTGTAAAGTTGCCATTATTTTTCCTCCAATATTTTAATTCTATTATTTAAACCTTTTACCTCTTCAATTAAAAAAGGTATTAGCTTTATGTAGTCGACAGATAAATACCCGTCTGCTCTTTTCTTAACTAATGTAGGAGCTACTTTTTCAACTTCTTGAGCTATAACACCGTAATCGTGACCTTCTCTATCTGTTTTATCATTCCAATCAAATTCGTAACCATTTATACTATTAATAACATTATTTGAATCAGTAATTTTTATGATGTTATTTTTTAAGTTTCTATCGGATGAATGGAATGCAATAATATCAGCTTTTGATCGAATATTACCTTGAGCTTCTATAATACCGCAAACGTTTAAAGTACCACCTGCAACTAGCGCTCCACCGTTAAAGGTTGCACATCCATGTAAAGTAGAAGTAGTACAAACTTCTAATGTACTACAAAGCAATGCAGCACCAACCAAGGTACTAGTAGTATCGACCTTCAACGACGTTAAACATGAAAGCCCGCATAAATTATTGACCCCGCTACCACTATCAGACTTTACGAAAATATTATCATCAATACACGCACCACCATTGCAAACCTCTAAAAGGTTTGCAGCCACTCCGGCTCCACCTGCTCTATCACCTTCAATACATGTAGGACCAAAAATCTTAGCTCCGGCTAAGTTTTGACCAATTGCTAATGAAGCTAAATTACCACTACCGTCACTTAATCTAGCTAAAGCACTAGGTGAGGCAGTACCTCTATTGTTATTTTTAAAAATAGCATTAAGAGTTCTATTACCTCCTTGGACTGTTGGTATAAATTGGTTGTCCGCAACCTTTATAAGTGATGGGTAAGTAAATGCTACTATTTCACCCGCTAAACCTGTAATCTCTGTTGCCATATTATTATTTATCTAATAGTACTGTCTTTAAAAGAGGTATTCTTTCTCCAAGTCTTATTGTTTTTACAGATTCAATTACTTTACTTTGATAATTAAAAATATTAGTTATTATTCTGTTTAAAGTATTACCATTTAAAGTTTCATTAATACCAGCAAAAAACTGCTTTTGGTCAGTTAAACTTAATATTTTTTTGTCTTCAAAACTTAATTCTAAAAATTCCTTAAACCTTAGATAACCATCAGTTTCAACGGTATCAAACTGTGCTAGTAATTGTTTGTTTAAATTTTTACTTAGTAAATTTAAATTAAATAAATGCCTGTAAATCGTCGAATTTAGTGTTATATTATTAAAATATTCGTTTTTTATAAATATTTCGCTTTTTTTGTAAAAATTAGGTCTTGTTGTATTTAACATTGAAATATAATCATTATTTTCATTAAAACTAAATACTCTTCTATTAGACCACAACAATACTTTATCTGTTAAATTATTATCATCCCCAATAATATTTAAACCATTACCAGCTAACGTAAACTTATCAAAATCAGGTAACTTATCCCATGTTTCTTCATAAGCAGAAAATCTACTAAATATTGTATTCCATAAAGCTAGCGAATCAAATTCTATATTAATTGTAAATCGTTCAATATTTTTACTCTGCGTATTGACAAAATATTTATATACGTTTTTAGTGGTCTGTAAATAGTATATATTGCTATCGTTTTCAGAAAAAACTATTTTACTGGGTTGTTCAAAAAATCCTATTAAAGGTATACTAAATTCGAACGGGTTGCTCGTTAGAGTGTACCTATCAACTTCAACAAAATTATTAGCGTTTAACACTAATACTGTATATGTATTAGTTAGTATATATAATAAATCAAAAGTATTATTATACGTCATACTTACAAACTCATTTTCTTCAAATAATTGAGTATTACCATATTTGATTTTATATACGAACTTATCACTAAACTTTTTAATAGTTTTTTCTATTTGGTCATATATAAAAATATTTTTATTACCATATTCAATATATGTATTATCTGTAAAATTGGTCACATCATTACCTTGGGCACCAATTGTTTCTATTAGTTTAAATTTTCTGATTCCCGTTCTATCTTTATTAGTTATGGTTTTGGTTTCAGCTTTATAAATTTGATTTCTACCTCTATCATTTATATAAAGAATGCTATTTTGTTTATCAGCTGCTATAGATGTAATATCTTTAAAGGTAATTTGATTATCGATACCAATTCCATTTGCACTTAAAACAAAATCAAACATTGTATCTTTATTATCTAATTGATAAGCATATAAAAATGAACTAGTTGAGACAAATAATGTATATTCATCTACCGCTTTAGTACTTTTTATTGTTACAGTATTAAGTTTTTTAACGTCAACAAATTGATGGTTATACCCTGATAATGGGACTAAACCAGAATCACTTTGAAAATTAGTACGGCCACCGCTACCACCAGAAATAAACCTAACATCAGAAGATACCCACTGCCATATTGTACCTTGGTCTGAGGCAGATAAAACTGCATAAGATTTAAACTCAGTTGGTATCAGCGGGTCATTAATGTTACTAAATCTAAATAAGTCGATAAAATTTTCATACATTAAATTTAATTTAAAATTGATTGAATTTTTATTAATTAACTCATTTGGTTTGAATAATACATCATCCAATGTATATGATGTATCTAATTCTGTAAAAATCGTTCTATCGAAAAACTTTGTCGAACCAACAATATCGGTATATACCCCCTCGACGACAGTTAATTTATCTTTTTGAAGATTTTTTGTCTTGTAAAAACTTTCTCCATCGTAATTATAATAACCGATATATTTGGAACCTAAAAATGTAAAATCATTTCCATTAGTATATCCTATTTTTTTTGATGTAGTAATAGATTTATACTCATCGCTAGATGTATTGTTTAAATCTTGACCTATATAAAATTTTGTTGCTATATCATTAACTGCCATATTTTTAATCCACGTTATAAATTAATTTTTGTTGTGAAGGGGTAGAAATTTCTACTGAACTTTGCAAGTACTCTACTAATTGTTTTTTAATATCATTATTTATATCAATATCTTTAATGTTAACCTTAATATGATTACTGGTATTACCTGGGATATTATAGGTAAATAAAGTATCAATTTCTTCATTACTGTTTCTGGTACCGCTTGGCACTCTAAAATATAGCGGGTCGATCGATTTAGTTTGCAGTTCTAAATAATTTATTAAACTCAGGTTAAACGATGTATTATGTACTTTTAAATTTTTCAAAGTACCACCTGAACTATTATAAGAAGTATCTTTTATTATATTATCTATTGGTGTATTTCGTATATTTTGACTATTAATAAATAACTCAGGGTATATTATTCTTTCTATAGGTATTAAATTCGGATTAAAACTTATACTCCCAATTATTATACCATTATTATAAAGTTGAATTTTACCTGCATTTAAATCTAAATCAAGATTAAAGTAATTTTTTATTGAAACATTAGGTACCCTAAATATTATCTCAACGTTGGTAACATCTTCAGTTATTATTGGTACAAGTTCACCATCCCAACCACTCAACGGTGCACCGGGGTGACTCCAAGTAAAGGAAGCATACCCAGTAGCAGATAGAGGAGGACCAGCTCGATCCCAACGTTCTGTTAAAGTTTTAATATCAAGTAATGAATTAAGATTAAACTTAAATATTAGCTGATCTCTATAACTGCTATATTTTTGATCCACTGCATAGTAATTTATAGGATTAAAGAGAGGTGTATTATTACTTAACAGTTCAAATTTAGTAGTAAAACTACTATTGAAATTAATAATAGAATTAAACTCATCAATTTCAACTCTTCTGTATTTGTATATACCTTTAGGGTACTGACTAGTTAGTGATTCGGTTGCATTGACTAATTGTGTGACCGGAATAGCTTCGTTAGCTACATATACTGTACGCTTAGTAGTATTGACACCTGTTAATATTAAGGTGTTAGTCGTTTCAATAGTACCGGTATTAGCGTTTATCTTATCTATTACGATATTAGAAGATAAATCTCTTGCAAATGACATTATTTTTAATTCTTTATTTTCTTCTAAAAAGTCAATCTTATAACCTGTATGTACTGTTTCACTAAGTTGAAAAGCTGATAATTTAAATCGTTCCGGTGTAAATTCTTGCAAAAAGCCTTGTCCTGCGGATACATTCACATACTGGACAAATAATCTATCGCCAACTGAATTAATATCATAAATTCTACTATTAATACTATCTAAAATTGGATCTTCTTTATCAGATAAGGCTAAATTATCGAAAATAATCCTAGCTTTACCGTCTTGTATAAAGTCGAAAAATTGCAAAAAGGAACCATTGAAGTCACTGTCCCCAGTAGCTGATCTAATAAGTGACATATAACCTGCATCAAAAGATTGCCCTTTTATAATACCGGCTGACTGTGCAGATAGACCAAGCTCTTTGTCGGTGACTCCGCTTAAGTCAGCTGATAAAGAAGGACTATTTAAAAAAGCTTCTGCTGGTATATTCTGTCTAGCTATAAATCTATCATTAGTGTCTAATGAGCATGCAACATTTTCATTTAGTTTTTTCGGTTCTGTACCTATTAGATATCTATAACTACCGGTTAGTCCAGGTATAATACTATGAAGCGATGCAGATAGCGGATTACTTTTATACTGACCCTGTAAAGATAAATTTTCAGTCGGTACAAGATTATTTAAATCTAAATCTACAATAAAATTTTCTGTAAGATACTGATTTGTTATTATGAATATATTATTATAACCGTGATAGGTTCTACTCTTATAACCCTTTATAATTTCTAATATTATATCACTAGTAAAACCATCAACAACTGGAGTTCTTTCATTTAATGTTTCACCAAAGAAATTAGTTTTAATTATTTTATTATCACAAACTAAAACTATATTATTATTTTGTTCTAAATATAAAACATCAATAATATTGTCTGTACTATCATATTTGTTTGTTCTCAATAATTTTAAATTATTATCATAAATATGCAGCTCATTACCCTGCGGGATAAAAATAAATGGTGTAAAATAGTGGTTATTTCTAAATGTAAACCCATCCTCATACAGGTTACCAAAAAGTTGAAATGAATTAAGAGACGATAATGTATCTAATTCTAACTCAAACCCAATATTAAAATCCCTATTTGGTATGGCTTCTATGTCTATATTATCAAAACCTTTAATTGTATTAAGATCAACTTGATTTATATTCTGTAATTGTACTGATGATGTTTGGATTGTAAAGGAATCTACCAATAATTTATCACTTTGTGAATCAATAAAAGTGTCAATTTGCTTTTTATTGATACGTTGATAACCGTAAGAAGCACTTGGTTCAAAAGTCAGATTACTTTTTAAATCAAAGTAAATTGAATCTGTTTGATTATCTTCAAAATGTTTAGCAGCTTGAGTCGAATTATTAAATTGATTTAATTCACCAGAAAATGGTAAAGTATACGAATTTTCTTTTGGTAAATAATATCTATCAAACCACACACCTTTTTGAATACCATCACCTTTTAACCAAGTACATAAATAATCTCCAAATATATCATTATCTTCTATACTGTTTATAGTCTCAAAACCAAATAAATCACCGCTTTGTAATACAAATAAACTTACATCGTTTTCCAATACTAAAAACTCTTCATCTTCAATAAAGCTACTTTGTAAATTATTTTTATTTTTATCAGTAAGTTTAAAGACTTTATCACTAAAATAAGGGTTTGATGCTGCAAAAGAACCATTTAAAGCTAGACCGGTATCATTAATATTAATTTTTCTAAAGGGGAATAAATTATCTGGTAAAGTAAATTGTGTATAACCTTTAGAACCAATTTTATATTCTTTATCGAAAAATGTATAGTTTAAAGATATATTATCATAATCTTTTTCTTTACTGGTTTGATTTGTAAAATTTTGATACTCTCTGCCTCTATATTCTAAATTATCGTCTCTATTTTCTAATGGTCCCCCATATGTAACATTATTGTCAGAAATATGATTTTTTAAATTAAAGAAATTTAAATTAGCAAAAGTTTTATCTGCACTAATAATATTTGAATAGGTATAATAAGTCAAGAAATCATAATTAATACCACTAAGTGTGTCCTCAGAAAGTTTATTACCTTCATTGTAATCGTAATATACAAACTGGTCTATATTATTAGTGTTTAATAAATTAAGTTCATTATCTACTCTTATCGTACCATTACGTATAGTATTAGGATTAAGACCGCTTAATCCTAAAGTAGGTATAATTGTTGAAAGGGTTTTGGTTATAAATACATTTCCATCAGTCGCGTTTGTTGAAATCGCCCTTACATTAGTAGTAAGAATTGTTGTAATTGTTGTTACAATATTATTATCTTTATAAAGTCTTAATGCATTACTATTTGCGTCGTAAAAATAATTAAAATAGTAATTAGCAGTTAATGGGATCTGGGTCGGGTTTAAAAATTTAAATATTAAATTCTCAGCACCACCAGCAAACATAAATTTAGGCACTTTACCATCGAATAATGAAACTGTACAAAAATTATTATCTATGAAATCTACTAAAAATTTATCACTAAAAGTCCGTGCAAGCTTAATAGAGGATAAATCTATATCAAAAATTATTATTGAATCTTTATCATCTCTTGTAGTTATAACTTGTGTAAAAAAGCCAGCACTTACTGAATTTTGTGTACTTTTAAAAACTAACCTTGTGTTTAAGTCTTGTGTATCTATTTTATTTGATAATGTAAATATATCATTAGAATTTTTATTTGTTATTAAATTATTGACTGTATAATTTTTTACAAAACTATCATTAGCACTTTTATTAATATTATAAGTTAATAGGTTAAGGCCTTGTAAGGTGAATTTATCTTGATTAATAAATTCTATCTTATTATCCTCATCTTTAAAATAGATAGGTGTAAAAGCACTTAAATCGTGATATGTAGCTGATAAAGACATTTATTAATATTTATAATGAAAATTATATATCAATTTCCATATACATGTATTTAAAACATAAGTACAATAATTCAATTAAATTAATTTAGTTCCAGAATATATATCTTTAAGCAATATTTCATCAATACTATTGTTAATTGCACTTAATGATGTTATATCACTAGTAGAGTTTATATTAGAATCATCATAAAATGCAAATAAATTACTATCGTTAGTAGTTGAAATATAACTATAAAATGTATAATATTTTAATATTTCATCGGTCGATATACCATCAACTTCATTTAAAATTCTGAAACCATCTTGTAGTACTAAATTATTACCTGTAATATCTAACATGTATGTAAAATTAGCAATTTCTTTAGGTAATACTAATCCCCAACCCCAATTTTTATTATATGATGATATTTGAAAAGTTTTATTAGGTCCTAAATATCTAAAACCAAATGAACTTGTTGGATCAGTATTAAGCATTATATACCTTTTACTAAATTTTTCATAAGCCACTATTGGTTTAAAATTATCTCCACCAGAAAGAGTATCGGAAAGTTTTACTTCAGTTCCAAGATTTTTACCCCTACCGGTATTAGGTCTATTTTTATTGTCAAAATCTTGATTAAAATTATTTTTTATAGGTATTAGTTTAGAACGATTAACACTAAAAAAGTCAACAATTCGCTTTAAACTTGCTGGGTATGCGTTTGAAAATTTATTTACATTACTATCAATCAATTTTAAATTACTAATTAAATTATCTACATTAGCATAATCTATATCACCTGAATTTAAAAGGTAATTAGATATTTTTTCGTAAACTTTAACACCTAAAGTATTAGGGTTCTTTTCATCCCCTACAATCTGACCTATTATATCAATAAAGAATTTAGGGTTATTTTTTAAATTTGGTTGATAAAGGTAATCTAAAAAGTTTTGTTTTTGATTATTATCTTCATTTATTTTACGAAACTCTTTAGTATTTCCACTAGAAACTATATTAAATGTAGTACTTTCACCGGAGAGAGGACGTGCATCTGAATTTGCTTTTGCAATAACTTTAAGATTATTACCAATACCATTATAACTGAAAGCTCCTTTAAAAAACCCACCCGATGAAGAAGAAAGTAATCCAAAATCACTAGAAATTGTAGCTGCTAACGTATTATTGAAACTATCAACTAAATCTACTTTTATAGTATTGTCTTCAAAAATACCATCTCCTAAATTTAAAATATTAACGTATTTAGCTGGGTAATCAGTTAAAGTTTTAACCCTGACAGTAAAATATATAATTTGATTTGAAAAATAATTTTTATCAAAATTGAATGTTTGATCATCGTAACCATACCCATCGATACCTGTGGTAGAAAATTTCAATTGACCCATACCACTAAGGGGAGTAAGAGGGGCATTATTTCGAATCGTAAGTCTAGCCGCGGCTGTAATTTGATTTACTACAGGTAAATTATTTCGAGGTAAATTATAATATTCTCTTTCTGGGTCAATTACTGCAGTTGTATCAAAATTTGCAAATATATTAATTTCGTTAGCCATTTATAATATTTATAATCAGCACTGAAATCTATAGAAAAAACTATTAGTTAACATAAATATAAATATATTATGGCAAAGAAATTCTTAAATTTAATAGAAAATATTCAAAAACAGATGAATAGCGGCTTCACTACCGGTGGTTTAGTTAAATTAGCTAGTGATTATAAATCTAAAGAGGGTTATAAGAATCAAAATAAAGAACAGCAAAAATATATTGCTGATTATTTTAATTCAAATGGTAATTATAAAGTAAAAAATATATCTACTGAATACCCTTCATCGGCACCAGGTAACAGTGATAATAGGGGGAATTTTTTCTATATTACTGTTGCAAAGGAATTAGCTAATGGTTTAACAGATCAGCAAGGTCAAGTTACGGTCACGAGTGATATGCTTGAACCTATTGATGCCGATATCAATAGGACGCCAGTTGACCCTGATACAGTATACGACAACAAGGTACAAATTGATCCAAAAGAAGCAGAAGAGAATGAAGAGCAACAACAAACAATGACACAACAAGGGGATAGCCTTAAAAAGACAAACCTCTCCAACGCACGTCAAAATACTAAGATTCCTTCATCCCCAGCGACTAAATCACCCGCAGTTAATGAAAGTTATACTTCGCAGTATATACCAATTAAAGGTTAATTTTATGAAAAATAAGGACACTCAACTAATAGAAGAAGCCTACACACAAGTGCAAGAAGGTTTCGGTGACGTTGCTAAAAGCGGTGCTAAAATGGCTGGTAAAACGATTGGTAAAGTTGGATTAGCAGCAACTGGAGTAGCAGCAAAAACCGCCGGTATCGGACTTGATGGTTTAATGAAAGCTTTAAACTACCTTACATCAGAGCAGCTTCAAAAACTTGGACAAGCTGCTTTAAATAAAGCAGATCAAATAAAGATTAGCGACGAAGAAAATTGCTAATTCTAGATATCGATACTATCTTGATCTGATTTTTCAGATTTAGAATTAGCAATTCTCTCTAGTTTCTTTTTCGCACCGTATACTTTAGCAGCTCTACCTCCTACAACAGCTAACTTAGTTGCTGGCCTTGCGAGTTTACCTAATTTACGGAATTTTAATATTTTAATTACATCTGCAAATGGTATTAAAGATATAGCGGATATACCAGCGTTAACTATATGTTCTTTAGCTATATCATTCTCTTTTTTTGCTAAAGCTAATCCGGATCTGAGTGCAGATATTACGACATTTACTGTGTCTGCGGCAGGGCCGACACCTAATATAGGATCTAGACCAAGTACATCAAGAGCTGTTTGAAGATTGTCAACTGCATTGCGTTTTCTTCTTTCTTCACAAACTACATCATATTGTTCAGCTATTAGGTTTAAATCATGTTTCATTTAATTATTTAATTAAATCTTCTCGAGATTGACCCAGCATGCAAACGCATTAATCTCTTTATCTAATACAAATACGTCTTTATACATATGATCTGAAATAGTAACTATATATTGACGTTTTTTATTATCATCTAAACTAGAAGCGTATACATAATTTAAGTACTGCTTCATTAAGTTATGGTAATCACCCTGAAACTCGTTTTCATTTTCAATTAGATACTTTCTTAGCTTTAAAGAATCTTTAGATATAATGTGCTTATGTATAACAATAACTATATCTTTACTATCTACACTATGGTCAATTGTAAAGATATTACTAATAGTAGCTTTTTGAATACTATTTAATACTTTACGAATATCAGGGTAACTTTGTTTAATTACATTCACAAAATTAGGTTTCTGATCAGTTTCAATCTTAATACCTTCCTGCTTCACTATTTCAACAACTCTTTTAACTACATCATCAAACGGAGGCATTAAGTCGAAGAATTGTGTTCTACTTTGAATAGCAGGTATAATTTTATGCTTATAATTTGCTGTAAGTATAAACCGAGTCATACCACTATATTCTTCCATTGTATTACGTAGTGCGCGTTGCCCGTCGAGGGTAATACCATCAGCCTCATCTAAGATGACTACTTTATGTTTCCCATCAAGAGACTTAGTCTGACTAAAGCCAACTACCTTAGAGCGTATCGTATCAATACCATTTTCATCAGAAGCATTAATATAAAGGTATTGACACTGTAAAATATCATTTACTAATATTCTAGCTAATGTAGTTTTACCTAAACCAGGTGTACCAACAAAAAGCAGATTTGGTATCTCTTCAGTAATAGATTCAAAATACTTTCTATTACTATCAGATAATACCAAATCTGATAACGTTTTAGGTCTATACTTTTCTACGTATAATTTATTAAACATTATTTTTTCTTTTTTGATGGCTTTGTAACAGTTACTGTTACCGTCTTTCTCACCTTCGCATTACCGACTCTTCTTTCGGTTATCTTTTGTCTTGTTACTTTTCCCATAATTAATTATATCAGAGTTCCTTTTTTTATTACCACCCCAGTCAATACCATCGTAAGAATCTCCGAACTTCTTCAAACTATGACCTTTTCGCCATTTATCTCCTTTACCCATTACTTACCAGAGGAACCGAAACCTGCATCTCCACGTTGAGCTTCTTCAACACTATCAGACCACTCAATAGTTGTATCATAAATTTTTTCAATTTTGATCTGAGCTACTTTATCACCTTTTTCGAATACATACTTTTCATCATTAAAATTATACATCTTAACTGCGCAATCCCCTCGATAACCATTATCCACTTCACCTAAATGCGGTTGTAAATTATGTTTAAACCCAAGACCTGACTTTGGTTTGATTACGAAACCGTAACCTGGAGTTATATATGCTACTGTAATACCTACAGGTACAACACCGCTGGATATTTTAACATTACCTACTGCATCTGATTTACTTGGTCTAATAGTAGTACCTTGAACAGCATACAAATCAAAGCAATTATCCCCATTATGAGCTTTAGTAGGTAGTTTAGCATCTGGATGCGTCTTAACAAATTTAATTATAACTTTTTCTTCCATATATACCTATTATAATATATTAGTTTAATTATTCAACTAGTTGAATAAATATTCTTACAATGGATAATGATGTAGATATTGTTGTTGATGATTTACTTTCTCAATTAAAAGGGGTAAACGTTGCACAAAAAGAATTAGAAAACCAGGATTTTAACCTAGATAAAGAAAAATTAGAAGATTTTTTACTGCAATATTCTGGTAAGTTAATTAAAGGTAGTGTTGATTACGTTGAAGATGTTAAGCAATTTATTACTTCAGCTCCAGATTCTAGAGATGTAGATGCTTTAAGTAAATTAATAGGAGCATCTGCATCAGCTATTGAGAGTTTAAATAAAATTCTTTTACAAAATAAAGCTAATGAAGCTAAAATACAAGTTAAAGAAATGGATATACAAAGTAAAAGGGAATTACAAGATATCAATAACGAAAAGGCTGGTTTAACTATTAATAGAGAAGAACTACTTAAACAATTAATTGATGATGCTAAAATAATTGATGTCGACGTTAGTAAAGATTAACCTCCTGAAAAGGGTTTATTAATAGTCGTAGTCGTGTATATATTATTGTTGAATATATCTAAAACGTTTTGTACTCCTTCAATATTATTTTGATAGCTAACTAGGTATGATTTATTATCTGGTTGTTCTCTTATATTTAAATTTTTATAAAACGTAATAAGGTCTCCTAAATTTTCACCAAATACTTCAAATATTTTACTTGTTTTTAAGTTTACTATATTACCCCTATTTAAAGATTCAAAATTATCGTAAACTAAATTTACACCATGTGGGGTTTTTGAAATATTTTCAACACTATAACCAGCGATATTTCTCATATTTCTTTTTAATAACGCATCAGTTTTAAGAGACATTTTTTTAAAGTTTTTTAGCACGTTTTTACTAACTTTATTGAACATTATAGGAGGTAAAGTAACTGGTGCACCGGATGCTTCTAAATTATAAAATGTATCAAATATTGGGGTATTGGTTAGTCCTAAATTATGATTAATCTCCAAAGTCATACCGATATCATCAGAATAGTTAGAAAAAACACTTTGGTCTATATTGCTAACATTTTTTAATATAACAACTTTGAATATGTATAGTAAATTTTGAAATTTTTCATTTAAATATAACTTATAATTATTTGGTAATTCGGCACCATTTATTATCATATTCGCATTATTTAAGTTAATGTATTTTTGAGTTAAATTCTTCAATACATTATCTGAACTTTTAGTTTCATCTAATTCAATAAAATAATTAACCACATCTAAAGAAACATCTTTAAAAATGTTTAATAATTCTTCACTACTTTCATAGAAGCTTATACTACCATTAACAACGGTATCTGAAAGGTCTGGTAAAATATTTTTTTTGTTAAATGCCATTAGTCTAAATCCTCATTAAATTCTAAATTATCAAAGTAATAAGTTTTTACTGCTAATATCCTATTAATATATAAATCATCTTTTATAAAATTGTGGTCAACATTAATTATAAAGTATGTACCAAGAAATCTATCATCAAATTTATTTTTTGGATCCATACTTGACCTGTCTAAAGAAATAAACTTACCAGCTTTTCTAAACATTTGACCCTTTAATGTTATTTCAACCCCTAAATTAGACATTATAGTATTTTTAAGAAGTTTATTTAAACCTTTACTTATACGTACGTTTTCGTTACCACCATATAAGTTATAGACGTTTTCATAGTTAAAATTTAATTTTTTAAGATTAGTGTTAATTTGAGATGGAAATGGCTTGGTTTTACCGAGCATATTTTGAACGTAATAATCATTAAATTTATCTTTAGAGTTTATTACGTTACTATCTTTTTGCATAATATTAAAGGTTTTATCCTTATGATTATATTCATGTATAATTTTAGTATTAACCCTTTCATTTAATATATCAAAACTAGTGTTGTAAAATTTAACATCTAAAGCTTGACTTTTTTCATTAAAGCTAGGTGCATTCTTTGGAGATCTACCACCCTGATTACTAACTTTCAAATTACCAGAACCTGAAATAGTAATTTTTTCTATTGTATAAGTACCACTATTCTCCCCATCGTTTGCTCTATCGAAAAAACTTTTTGCATTTATTAAAGTATATTTACCGGTGAAATAATCTTTTTTTAAAATACTAAAATCTTTTGAATCTAAATTACTAATATGTGCATCATACAAATAGTTTAAATCGTCCATTGCTTTTTTATATGTATTGCTACAATAATTTATTTTTGATAAACCATTTTCAAAATCTATATAATTTACATTTTTTGATCCGCTGGTAGAACCATCAATATAAAATATATCTTGATCGTTTTGGTTTAAAGTAAATTTAAGTATTTCCCTTAGCATTATACCAGTATAATTACCACGTTCATCGTTATCTAAATTAAAAATAGGTACTCCAGATAAAGTATTAGTTTCAGAAACCTTCAAAGTGTTAATTGAATTAAAATATATATTTTTTTCTAATAATTTTCTCTGGTCTAGGTCATATAATTTTAATTTCTTATATAAAACTCCTTCTATAATAGTATCAGTATCTTCAACGACGGTAAATAAGTTACGTAATGAAAACACTGTATTATATTCTTTTTCTTCTTCTAATTTATAATCTTTTTTAGTACTTTTTAGCGGTATTATTTCTAAAAATAGTACATCCCTACCATCACCTCTGAATGTAAACCCATTTTGAGAATTTAATGGTGTTGGTACGGTTCTTTCAATACTATGGTTATCATTATAAAGCATTATTTCAGCTTTTAAAAATGGGTCAAATAGATCATCAGTTATTGATATATTATAAAGAGAACCTTTTGATAGATCTAACCTTTCACCATCAGGATTTAAAAGGATAGCTTTTATATGATAAAATTGACTATCAATTTTAAACGAATTAGCTTTCGCTTCAGCCCCGGTTAAATTGTTTTTAATATAATCTTTTCTCATTATAATTGTTTTTCAATTGAATCGAGAATTTGTTCGATATATTGAGGTTTTAAAAGTCGTACCTTTTTACCATCGGGTAAATCTTTAATTGGATTAGTTATATTATTTAAAACTAAAATTACCCACCACAAATCAATTGTACCATACGCATTATAGGATAATGTCGTTAACGGTGTACCTTTAGGTAATATAACGTGATAAAATAATCTTTCGTCAATATCATCAGGTATAGATATTTTTTTAGTTATATTATAATAAAAAAAGTTTTTTTCACCTGTATTATACAATTTAAATATATTTTCATAACGAGTTAAATCTAAATTACTTAGTTCATTTATATTATTTTGATATTTACCTAACATTAAACTTCTCCTTTCTCTCTAACTTTTATGATTGGATCACCTAAACTACGTATTAAGAAATTTTTAGTTTCCTTATTTAAACCTACAAATGAAAGTTTAACATTATATGCATCTGGTATAATCGAATTAATTTTTGTTCTGTCTCCTAAAGATTCATTATTACCTACATCTCCAAAACTAGGTATATCAATTGCCATTGTTCTTCTGTTACCAATAAAATCTACCTGTATCTTAGATATATAGCTATATGGCATATAGGCCATACCTTCGATATAAAATTCGTAAATAACTGGTAGTTCTAATAAATTTCTATTAACTCTTCCTGGCTTATTTTGATATATTAGACCAAATATAAGTTGCCAATTTCTTTTAATATCATCATAAGAACCTGTATTAAGTAAAGGAAATGTTATATCAAAAGTTCTACCATCTTGACCAAACTGATATTGTTTACTTTGTTCAACATATACACCAGGTTTATCCATGAAAGCTAACCCACGCACTGCATCGAAACCTGTTTGTAAGGTTTCGGATATAGTATCTAACCCTGCTAACTTTTGAGAATCTTCAGAGAATGTATTATTTGCCCCGAGATAATTATCACTTAAGTAAGGTAGATAATATTTAAACCCGGTATCTTCAGTATAATATAACCCATTATATGGTTTAAGTATATTATCTACTTGATTAGCATTAGTTAAAAACCCCGCAGCCTTATCTTTAAGTCCGTTAACCGCTGAACCTGCCTTTTCAGCTCCCTTAATTAATGCATCTTTTACCCCAGGAAATGAAACCCCTGAAGATTCTAACGTGTCATAAACATTTAGTTGTTCTGAACCTACTTGAACATTACCAGATTTAACTCTATCAGCTCCTGTTTCTATTACATCTGCCCCGGCTAAAATACCATAAAAGAAATTAGCTAAAGTTGAGTTAGTTAATAATCTTTTTTCTTTTATATATGCTGCTGGTATATCTTGTCTAGACGATTTTGGACTTTTTGTCCAAGGAAAATCACTTATCACATCTATTGGATCTGTAGAGCTATTATTAATTTTACCATATATTCTACCATCCCCTGTATAACTAAAAGGGTCAACAGTATTTGCAGTACCTCTTGTTAAAATAGGAAGTATTTTATTTTCGTCAAATGTAAAACTGTATAGATCAGGCATTATAAATATTTAATGTTAGTGGAAAACTATGGTAAAATTTAATACCCCATTTGTAAAGATCTAAAAGCATCTCCACTTTGGTTAAAATTCTTTAATTCATTTGATTGAGGGGCTGGTGAGGATGAAACTGAACCTGTTTTTTCTAATATTTGTCTTAGTAATATATTTTGTTCATGCATTAATTTTAAGGCATCATATTCTACATCTATTAACTTACTTAACATTTTAGGTGTCTTATTTAACGCTTTTCCTAAAGGACCACCATCTTTCATTGCGTATAAAGTATCTTGAGAATCTGGTATTACAACTTCCCCTTGTTTCGTAATAATACCGTCCTCTATATTTTTGGTCATCGCTCCCGGGCGGTCAGGTGCAATGCGGGGTAACCCTCGTGCGGCAATCTCTTCTGCTGCTGACATACCTGCGTATTCACCGTAAATTTCCTTAGTGTTTGCATCTCGAGCTGAGTTTATCGCTTCCATATCGTCGACGACCGGTCCTAAATTTATCCCTAATGCATCAGCTACTCTACTTCTTACACTAAACCCAAAAAGAGATTCAGGTAAGAAACTTAACATTTTCTTTAATAATTTATTCTTAATCGGCTCGAAGAAATCTTTCATTTGACCGAATGCAGCTTTATAACCAGCTTCTGTTCTTCCTCCAGCTTCTTCATCGTATTGACCGAAAAAGAAGTCTCCGATAGCTGCTAATACTGGCATACCATTTCTACCAATTTGACTTAAACCTCCTTTAAAGTCACCACCAAACACTTTAACTATACCTTCGTAAATACCTATAAAATTTTTCATAGGAAATTTATCTTTAATAGGTGCAATCAAAGTACTTATAAAATCCTTACCTTTTCCTGCTAAACTACTAATTTTTGAACCTATACCAGATGACATATCATCAACCGACCCTTCACCACCAAGAAATAAATTATTAAATAAGTTCAGTACATCAAAGATTGGAAAAGCTGTAACCATTTTACTAATACCTGATGTAATATTACCTGAGAATATTTCTTCAACACCAGTACCTAATGCTATAAAATTTCTTAAAGGAAATACACCCTTCATTTTTTCGAATATTTTACCCATAAAATCTTTTAAAGTTCTTGATTTAGCCTCTCCGAGAGTTTCGCCTTCTTGTTGTTCAGTGTTAGCACTTAACATGGCACTTAAAACATCTATACCTATTTGTAACGGTAACACGAACGGTTGTGCACCAGGTACAAAATATAGTAAACCAGTCAAACCACTAACCAAATCAAACATACCACCGACATAATCATCATTTTGAAATGCAGAATATGCAAAGCCGAAACTTATTAATGATCCTATAAGTGGTATTTTTTTAAGTAAAGGTTTCATTAAAGTACCTAAACCTTTAGCTGCTAATTTTAAACCTGCGGATAAACCACCTTTACCTATAACTTGGAGAGTGTCTTGCATACCACTACCACCGTCAGAAAAAATACCACCGACTAAAGCACCAAGACCACTGAGTATTAATAAAGCAGGGCCAAGCAGTTTCTTTATAAAGTCAAAACCACCTGAAATTATCCCTCCTTTTTCTTCACCTGCTTCACCAGGGCCTAGTACGGCTAAATCTTTTTCAGCATTTCTACCAAAATCGGTAACTATAACAGGTGTAACTTCTTTAACTAACTTTTCCTTTTTATTAGGTTCAGTTTGGAATAGTTTACCACCACCTTTACTTGCACCTATAGTCTTACCGATAGCTGATTCTAAGGTTTTTAACCTGTTATCAGTATCGACTGAGACCTTTGAAATTATTCCGAGTGCTTCCCCTATTGTAGCTTCTGCCATCAATATTATTTAGGGTAACTATTGTACTATAAAGAAGTCTGCAGTTATATTAATATTTGTATCAGTCTTCGGTATTTTACTTAAATTTAATTCTAAATCCCTAACTTCATTGATATACTTTAGTATATCCTTTAATTCATATGTATTAATTTCATTAATGAAATTCAATGAATTATCTAAATCATCCTGTATATTAATAGTTGTTTCACCGAAATTAATTTCTTCGATAAATTTGAGCATTTCATATACATATAAATCACTTATTAAAAGGTTAATAACCCCATCATCAAGTTTTTTATTTTTATATTTTTTAAGTAAAATTTTATTAATTTTATTATCAATTTCTAAATTAGGACTTTTAAGTTTAAAAGTGAAATTTTCAGTAACTACTTCTTTTGCTTCTATTACTATTTCTTCTTTATTTTTTTCGATAACCTCTGAAATATTGTATGTATTACTATCCTCATCCTTATATTCATTTGAAATCTTCTGTCTAAGAGAAAGTGATATATTGACTCTATCTAATGTATTTAGATCTTTAATATCACCTATAAAATTCTCTTTAATTATATTAAAAAAAGTTACGTTAAAGAATAGAACAGATAAACTAGACGAAAAACCATTTTCAATAATAGATTTTTGTTGTTTCAAAGATAACGGAGAAATTTGTAACTCTTTGTTATTTGAAGGAGAGAAGAAATTTAAATTTTTCCTTAAATTTTTAATTTCATTTAAAACGGTTTTAAAATTATCAGACATATGTATATATATTTACTGCTGGTTTAAATTTATACCAGTCGAGGATGAAGATTCTTTTTGAGCATTAAATTCCTTTACTATTTTATTATAAAATATCTTCAACTCTGTAAAACTGTAATTTTTAAAATCAGCTGTATTTAAATTTAACTGCTTTATTAAAATATATTCAAAATCATAAAGGTTTTCTAATGAAGTGTTAAAAATATTTTTTAAAAAATATAAAACATCTCCATTATAAACTGATAGCTTTGTATCTAATACTTGAATAGTACTTTTTGTTAAATAATTACCGCAATCCGTAACAATTTGGGAAAAATTTAAATCGGGAATATTATCCAATATTTCTTCCTTTTGATTCAAGGTAAAATTACTAAAGTCTATTTTTTTACCATTTAAATTAATGCTTTTTAAATTTTTATATAACTCATTAGTTAAATCTGATATAAAAAAAGTATCAAAATTTTTGAAAGCTAAATTTTCTGATGTTAAATCCCTTTCTTCTATATGGGTATTTTCTATTATATGTTGGGTATTTAGTTTATAGTTTTTATCATTATAAATTAGATCTACATCTTCTCCTAAAATTAATGATCTGATATGTAACAAACATTTTAATTTATCAAAAGCTGTAGGTTTTTTTTCAGTAAAAACATTATCCTTGTATAATTTCTCAAATATTTTATTTAAAACTTGTAGATCATCAGTTAAAAATGATTTAACCAAATTTTTATATTCAAAATAACTTAGTTCGGTTATTTTGTAATCATCAAAGTAATATGAGTTCATTAATAAAAGGGATTTATATTTTTTAACATCTCATTAACGCTGAGATATAGATTACTACTTATTTCATATTTGTCAAATGTCCAAGTTGTGTTAAAATTCTTTACACCTTCATCTTCACTATTAGAATAATCTCTATTAGAAATAGATGTTGGAACGCAATTATAAAATCTCCATGTTTTTCTAGGTATTTGAGATAAACCTTCTTTACTACGTGTATACTGGACAATGGTTAAATTCGTTTTTGGGTCTTTTAAACGTTCAGCCTCATCTTCAGGGTTTCTTGCTACTAAACCGTAGTGAGATGCCATAATAACCCATGGTCTTATAACAAAGTCTACAAATGATGTATTAGTTTCCCGTAAACTTAAATTAAAATTACCAAAATTACCTCTATTTTTTAATACAGAACCAGCTATAAAACCTCTATTATTAGGTATTGTGGCCTTATCTGCTATTACCGAATCGTCTGGTATACTAAACTGATTAGCAAATATACAACCTACCATACCTTGGTTTTTAAAATTAGTAGTAGTTACTTTAGGTAAATTAATATCAAATCCTGTTGAATTAACTACCGGTTCTAAATTACGTAGTACTTGGGTTGTTAAACCTGCTGGAAAGTTATCAATTAAAACTATAAATTGAGTGTTCAACGGTATAGAAGTACTCCATTGACTTAAACTGTTTAAAAAAGAGTCCCTAAAGCTTATTAACGGTGTACCAGGTAGATTTGTACCAAATAACGATAAACCAGGTTGCGCTAATGTACCACCAACTATATTATTAACAGGGTTTGATACCCCCCTGATAACATTATTAACTGAATTTAGTATTTTAGTAGGCATTTATATATATTTATACAAAAAAAAGCTCTCACGAAGAGAGCTTTTAATTTCAAATAAAGAGTTATTAAGCTGTTTGTCTAAAATAATGATAAGTTAATGTAACGTCAAAATCTAGAACCGTACCATCTTGCGTAACGTCATACTGTAATTCACCTACACTTTTAAGTGCAACACCAACTAGTTGGAATTGAGATATTCTATCTAATTCTTTATCAAGCAAAGCTAAATCAATAACACTATCAGCAGTTGGCATAAAGTAATTACCTGTACTATCTGCATCATTAAAAGTATCATTTAAAACTTGTAAAAATCTATTTCTAAGATCGTAACTTTCATCACATCTAAAAGTAATAGTATACCCTTCACTTCCTGTATATTTTGTAACACCGGGTACATTAAAGTTTAAACCCATATATGGAACTGCTTGTGATGTTACTTCTTTACCGGGCAATTTAGCTGTCTTAGCATAAATTAAATCATCTTCGTCGAAAGCTATCTCAGTACCGTTACCAAAATTAATGTTTAAAACTCTGAATAGATTATTTCTTGCAAAGTCCTTCGCTTGGGCTTGGGTATAAAAATTTTGTATTGTTTGTCTAGTCTGTGCCATGGTTATTAATATTTATTCATTTATACCAAATTTAACCCGTTAATAATAAGTTAAGATTAAATTAAAGTGCTGCTATTCTAAGTTTAAATGCTGCAAAGTCTGCACTTGCTGCTACTTCTGTTTTTAAAGTTGCTAAAGGAATGCGCGCATTAATGGCATTGCCACTAGTGGCAATTGCAGCTGTATTTGTATTTACTTCACTATGTAATTCATTAACTGCAGTAGCTAAAGTATTTGCAGTTGTAGCTAAATTAGCTGATCCTATTTTATTACCAGATAATGTAAGATCAAGAGCAGATACACGAGTAACATAAGTGTAAGCGGTTAAAGCCGCGTATTTAACATCATATAAACCATCACCGATTTCGGCTTTAAAAAAATCAGTATATGTGCATAATGTTGCAACATCTGAAGTTACACCTGCAAGATTTATATCATCTACATCCGCTGAAAGAACTTGAAAGAAAGCAAAATTAGTATCAATAACAGTGCTTATTGCATTAATTGATGTGGTTGCAGCAGTAGCGTCAAGAGAAAGAGCGTCTATAAGCACTGTATTCGCGTCGACACCACCTGAAAGAAAAGTAATATCACCAACATTCTCTGCTGAAAATGAAGCAACTCCACTATCTATTCTTATTATATCATTACCTACTAAGTTAGCATAGGTAATCTTTTTTGAAGCATCGGCATCAGATGCACCAGCATCTACTATATATAGTAAATCATTGCTAGTAAATTGAGCAATATTCAACGTTGGTAAATCTGTTAATTTTCTATTAGGCATTTTATGTTACTGATTGTAGTACTCCATTTATAAAGTTTAAAGTTCCACCTGCTGTGGTTATACTCTGAGTTAACCCTCCGGTAAGAACGGTTATTTTAGTATAAGCTGTCTCAGCATACTCAGTAGTTTGCCATAAATCTTCAGTCTCTGCTGAAAGGACTTTGACCTGACTCGATAGCACTGCAAAATCTGTTACAAAGTTAGTTAAATTTAAAGTTATATAAAACCCAGATAAAGATCGTACTTCTGCTGTAAAAAGATTTACGTTATCATTTAAATTTGTAATAATACCATTTGTACCACTTAGTAGATCATTAAACGTTATTCTATTAGACGTACCTGCATCACCCTTAACAATATATAGTATATCATTATTGCTAGGAAAGGTTAAAGGTGCTAAATCTGATACTTTTGTATCTGCCATGTAATTATTTAATTAAATGACTTTGTTATTAAACTAATTCGTTAAAATCTGTACCTGTTTTTGTTGCGTAGAAGTTAACTAATATAAACTCTGCTGCTCTCGTTGGCTTTAAGTATATATCAACTCTTAATTCATTGGAATCAATAATATCAGGTGTATTGTTTCTTTCATCACAAATAATCAGATAATCGTATACTCCTTCAGTATTTTTAACATTCTCAAAAATAGGTGTCAACGTATTGACTACTCGAGTTCTAGTTAATAAAGTATTTGGTTCAAATACAAAATTACGAACTGTATTTTTAGTAGCTTTTTCCAAGTATATGAATAAACGTCTTACATTAATTCTATCAAACGCACTCGGTAATTTTTGAAGTGTTTTCTGACCGAATACAACTGGCCCTTCAACTGGGAACGAAGGAACTGGATTAACAGATATCTTATATAGTTGGTCTCTTTGTTTCTGCGTTGGAAATAATGCTAGTCCAGCTGCTCCTGTCAATCTACCTCTAGTAAATCCTGCTGGTGCAAACCATGGATCAAAAGCTGAATCTGAATTAGCCATTATCGCTCCTAGATAACCTGATGAAGGGCAATATGATAAGCCTCCATATACCGAATCTGTGCTTTGTATCCACTGACCATACGTCGCTGCATAACTTGAATTAACTTGACTTGCAAAAGCTTTGATCGGGTTAAGTACGTCTCTAGAGAAATTCTTATTACTATCTTGCAGTGTTAAGAAACTATCCCCTGCTACAAATATTGGTCTGGGTAGATCAGCAATGAAAATATGATCTTTTCTTCTAAATTCAGCAAACGTTACAAATCTAGTTATAATATCATTCCATAAAGCTCTGTAGTTCATAGTTTGTGAAGATCGGGTTGTGTTATCTGTTCTTGTTGTTCTAAACCCCTCGATAGCTGAAACTGCTACCGTATCATCATATGAACCGTTAATACCGCTTGTAACCATCGTGGTTGAATAAATTGTTGATAAACCACCATCAATTGTTATATCTATATCAAATCTTTCTGCATTTTCTACAGTATCTAATAAACGATCTAATTTTTGAGGTACATTACCTATAATTTTTGTACTTAAATCAGTAGTTGCATATGAACCTAAAGCAAATAAGCTATCTGCATCACCTAAAGCATTAAAAGGAAATGACGTTGCTAACATCGTTGCAGTTGATGCATTAGTTGCACCGAATTCAGCTGATAAATTATTAACAATTGAACTACCATTAACTCTTTTAGTGTTAAATCTTATTTTTGTGCGAGGTTTACCATCTGGATCTAAATATGTTGCTTTAGTTCTGTTACTTAAGAAATCATTAACCATTATATCCATTGTTGGTAGCTGATTTTCTGTTTCAACTCTAAATGGTACCGGTACACCACCTAATGGGTCATTAATCTGTCTATGATAATCTAGTGAACCGACAACTGTTTCTTCTAGATTTAAAGATAATCTAATTGTATTATTAGTTGTTGGTGTTGATCCTAATTTGAATAGTCCAATTGATAAAGTATCGTCGAATTGATTTCCAGCAATATCGAAATCAGTTAGATTTTCCATTTGCTCAGATATACTATTCGGTGTAACCCCAAACGTATCCTCACTATTATCAGTCGGAGCTGAAAGGACATTCTCGAGCCTGGTTGAGGGTAAATTAATAAACGATTCAGGTCCAAGTACATTTCGATTACTGCTAACAGTATTAGCTAATGTTTGGATACTTCTAATACCATCGAAAGGTGTTGCAGGATTTAAATTTGTATTATCAATTGCACCTAAGTAAAACCCTTGGAAATTTTGGTCAATCGTTGTTTGAGCTTTATTGATAACAAGCATTGCAGCTTTACCGAGATCTTCTAATGAACTAAAATCTGTTGATGATGTATCTTTCCAAGTAAATCCATCGTTTTGCTGTATTCTAAAATATGTATCTTGATCAATGGTAAAGTGTTTCGGTTCACCGAGAAGTACTGAACGAATACTACTTACTGCTCCGGTATTTGTAAAACCGGGTAGGGTGGTAACTCTTTTTAAGTCGTTATCGATGGAAACTGCTGAACCAGGGTATGCTAAAACACTATAATTATTACCGAATCCAATACCTCTATCAACACCGTAAGGCATTCTATAAACAAATACATTTGCTGGACTATTAAACAATGCATTAGCTGTACTTGTTAAGTATAATTCTGCAGGAGCAGTTGGTTCACCGTAAATATCAGCAAATTCACTACGTGAAGTTACTTGAATAACTTCATCAGTTGGTCCTTTATCTGCAAAACCTGTAATTAAAACGTTTGTACCTGCAGGAACTACAGGTCTTATAGATTGATCGATTTCTCTAATTTCTACACCGGGAGATTGAATTGTACGTGCCATATACTATTATTTATAGCATCCCGTATGAAGATTATACCAATTCAACTAATAACTGAGAAAATGCAAATTCTAATGTTGTTTCTATTTCTCCTGATTCTCGATAATTAAAATTAATACCCCCTAAATTAACAGGGAAAGCTTTTGTAAACATGAATTTAACTTTGTTTTTATCAAATTCATCTTTAGCATATAGTGTAATATCGGTTTGATATAAATCGGTAGGTGTAAGAGTGTTTGGATTTCTTCTTTCTTTAGGGGAAACATTAGGTTTATTAAATATACCTTTACCATTAAACGTAGAAATCTTTTCATCGTTCATTAAATCGAGCCATTTATATAATACCCAATAATTATTATATTCATTATCAATAGTAAAATTAACAGTTACATTTTCATAGACTGGTCTTGTATGTTTCGACACTTTCATTGATTGACCAGCATAATATAAGCTTTCTTCAGGTACTTTTATTTGTGGTACAACTGTACCGTATACTGAAAACTGTAAACTATTTTCTATTATACCAGTATTTTTTCTACTACCTAAATAATCATTACTAATGTCTTTAAGTATAGGCGGTAGACTTAAAACAAGTAAAAACTTATCTAATCTACTTTTATTAAACTGTGATTGATTTATTGTCCCCATACCTTAAAGCCTTGCATTTGTAATTGATCTATTTCACTATTAGTATTAGAAGCGTTGCCTATAATAACTGGTAGTGTGCTGTTAGTCCCGCCTTTTTCATTGCTATATAAAGAAGTTGGGTCCATAAAATATTTAATACCAAAATCCATTTGTTGCAGTTCTAAAGGTCTATTATTTGTATCTTTTTTAACTACATCAAAATATGTTTCAACAATATCATTATCTAGTATAATCAGGTTCCACATGAGTGAGGTGACTAAATCATCGTGATACCCCTTCTTTGCATTCCATGTACCATTCGCAGCTTTTACATAGTTTTTTAATTCTTTAACAGTTCTGCTATCATTTATTTGTACTGACTCTAATTCATTAACCCAATATCGCATATTTGTAACTGCCTTGTATTTCGTATTAGTATGTGAAATTATGCCTAATTGTTGTTTCTTTCTATTAGCCAATGAACCACCCCATGATACAATATTTTCATAATCGTGAGTATTTTTAAGTATATCAACTACCTGACCACCGCTATTATTTCTTTCAACACAAACTAATGGGTTACCCCAGTGCTGCAATATTTCATAAACCTTTTCAGTGAAGTTATATGGTGATATTTCATTGTTATGGTATACTGCTACTTGTTTAATGTTGGTTAAATCGGTATAATCTAATATTTGAACTACTGATGCATCTTTACCTAACCCTTCAGCAGTATCAACGCTTGCTATATATATACCGTTTTCTGAAGGCTCATCCCATAAAAGATATTTACCATCATCGAATACAAATTTTGGTTCAGAAGTTTTACTTTTAAGTTTTTGAAATAATTCATCATTAACTGAACTTTCTCCTGATGAAATAAATTCACAATTAAATTCTTGCTCAAATGCTTCTCTACTACCGATACTATTGATAGTTTGCTTTCTCCATTTTTCATCTCTACCTGGTACTTCATTCCATAAAATTTTATCACACGCCCAATCATTTTCATTATTTTCAGCTCCTGAATATAATTTGTAAAAAAGATTATCAGTACCATTAGCAGTTGATGCAATAAAAATTTTAGATTTCTTTGAAGAAGAAACAATTGGATAAACTGATTTCCAGAAATCATCTACTAAATGTGGCTCAATAAAAGCAAGCTCGTCAAGTATAAGACAATTTACCGATTGACCACGAGCAGCAGTACCAGTTGTGGTAGATATACCTATTTTTGTACCATTGGCTAATAATATAGATGTTTTACCATATTCTTTAACACCCGGTTTTAACCAGTTAGGCAATTCTTCATATGCTAATCTAATTCTACTCATTATTTCTAATGCTGTACCTTCTTTATTAGCTACAATTAATATTCTTTGATCTTCATTAAAGCATGCAATCCATAAAGCATAAATTGTCATCATTGTAGTTTTTCCTATCTGACGGCTTGCTAATAATATAAAAAAGCGATTATCTCTCATTTTACGTAATGCTCTTTTTTGACAGTAATGCAGGTCAATTGTCTTTTTACCTTCATCTAGGGATATAATATAAAAGAACCTTTCTGCAAAGTGTAAAATATTTTTCTTACACTTTTGTAGGTCTTGAACCATGCTTGGTGTATACTCAAATTCCGAACCAACCGTAGGTAGATTCGGGTTATTCATATAATTTTGTTTATTTTTAATCATCTCGCTATAAATATTTACATGACTCGAGTAAATACTCTAACCGAAATATGGGATACATATAATAATAATATTTTAT